GAGTTTATTGATGATCCACTTACTAACGATAGAGAGAAATACATCAAAGGATTAACTCAGCGATTTAACCAGTTCGCAGGAGAGCATCTCTACATCTACGATCAGCAAGGTTCTACAACTCCGAATCAGACTATCGCTATGGCTAGGTATTGTGCAGTTGAGTTAGGCATCGAGCATATTTTTATTGACTCGTTAATGAAAGTTTGTAATGCTGAGGATAATTTCAACGAGCAGAAGTATTTCGTTGATGAGCTAACAGCATTGGCACGAGATCACAACGTACACATTCATTTAATCCACCATATTCGCAAGTTACAGTCTGAGGAGGTTCAGCCTGGTAAGTACGACATCAAAGGTACTGGAGCTATAACGGATCAGGTTGATAACGTATTCTTAATGTGGCGCAATAAGCAGAAAGAGAATCGTAAGCGTAACGGAGAGAAGTACGAGGAGGATTTACCTGATGCGTATTTGATGTGCGAGAAACAGCGTAACGGTGAAGCTCAGGAAATGTACGGACTTTATTACCATCAAGGTAGCCAGCAGTTTATTGAGACTTGGGGTGGAGCTACGATGGACTTTGATAATAAAGGAAAGTTTCGTGGCTGAGTCAATTGATACTGAAAGCGAAGAATACAGACATCGTTGTGAAGTTTTAGTTGTATTACGATGGAGAGCATTAGATAGAAATAAGTCATCAGAATACTTGCAGCTAGTGCGTAAGATGCGAGGTAATAACGCAGCCGATAAGCTAGAGAAAGATTGTAAAGAGCAGTGGGAGCGAGGAAACAAAGGCTTAAGAGGAGATTGGCGTGACTAAAGATGAAATTATTCGTATGGCAAGGGAAGCTGATCTTTGGGGCGAAATTTATGCTATGCAACGCTTTGCAGAATTAGTCGCAGAAGTAGAGCGTAAAGCGTGTGCAAAATTATTTGAAAGCTACGAAACATTTGGTGAAGATTATGATTCTTATTACGCAGATAAATACAAAGCAATGATATTAGCAAGAGGAAACAATGACGTATAAGAGGGTGGACGATAATCAGGCGCAGATAACTAAAGCGTTACGAGCTGAGGGTTGGACTGTTCAGCATCTACACGAGGTAGGTAAGGGCTGTCCTGATTTGATCGTAGGAGCGAAAGAAAAGAACTTCCTAGTAGAAGTCAAAGACGGTAAAAAAGCGTGGAAGTTAACACCAGATCAAGTGATTTGGCACTACAACTGGAAAGGTCAGGTAGTCGTGGTAACGAGTCCTGAGAACGCAGTAGAGACTATTAACAATTTACTAAAGAGTGGAAAATGAACGATCCGCACGAAGCTATAAATTACATAATTAGGCACTCAAAAGAATACGCTAATGCTAAGGCTGAAGTTACTTATTTGTCAGAATTTCGTAAGACTAAGAAAGCATTATGTTTTCAAAATAGCATGAAAAGTACGATGGCAGAGAAGGAGGCTGATGCTTACGCTCATCCAGAGTATCAGGAGGTATTAAAAGGGCTTCAGGAGGCTGTAGAAAGGGCTGAGACGCTACGCTGGATGCTCATAGCGGCTCAGGCTAGGATTGACGTATTTCGTACTCAGGAGGCTTCTAATCGCTTCCTTGAGCGTTCTACTATTTAGACTTCATCTTCAAAGTAATCGAACTCGTCAGCGTACCATTCGTCATCTTCTTCACAGTACCAGTACCAGATTTCTTCTTCTTCATCGAAAGACCAAGCTATGCCTTCTTCATCGTACTCAAAGTCATCATCAGCAAACTCAACTTCATCGGATTCTACGTAAACAACTACATCGCCAACGGTAATCGTAACCATAATTTTTCTCCAAGTAAACACAGCCCACACGCTGTATGACAATGCTATCAGAGAATTATGACTGCTCAATAAATAGGCATTAACAAAAAGACAATGAAGAAATCAGATAGAGAATATTTATCAAAAGTAGCAGATATAGGTTGTATAATTTGCTTTAATGAAGGTTATCCGCAAACCCCATGCGAGATACATCATATTCGTGACGTTGGACTAGGTTTAGGAGTACGAAATAGTCATACTAATACCTTACCTTTATGTCCTTTACATCACAGAGGTACAAAAGGAATACATGGAATGGGTCGCAAGGCTTGGGAACGTGTGTATGGTACACAATGGGAACTACTGGACAAAGTAAAGGAAATCTTAAATGATGAAGAAAACTAAGGCTGCTAAGAAAGTCAGCAAAGTAATGAAGGAATTCGGTAAGGGTGAGCTTCATTCAGGCAAGGGTGGGCCTGTAGTTAAATCTCAGAAGCAAGCTGTAGCAATCGCACTTAGCGAGGCAGGTATGGCTAAAAAGAAAGCCAAGAAATGAAAGCCGGACTATACAGCAATATTCATAGCAAACGTAAGCGCATAGCTGAGGGTTCTGGCGAGAAAATGAATAAGCCTGGAACTAAAGGTGCGCCAACTAAGGCAGACTTCAAGCTAGCTGCTAAGACTGCGAAGAAAAAGAAATGAGTGCGGCTTGGACAAAGAAAGCAGGTAAGAATCCTAAAGGCGGTCTTAACGAAAAAGGTCGTAAATCTTACGAGGCTGCGAATCCTGGCTCTGATCTAAAAGCTCCAGTTAAATCAGGCGATAATCCACGTAGAGCAAGTTTTCTAGCTCGTATGGGTAATATGCCTGGTGCTGAGAGAAAACCAAACGGTGAGCCTACTAGACTGCTGTTAAGTCTAAATGCTTGGGGTGCAAGTTCAAAAGCTGATGCAAAAAAGAAAGCTGCTGCAATATCTAATCGAAACAAAAAGAAATAACTAGGAGGAAGTAATGAAAGGCATGAAATCTTGTCCTAAATGTAAGGGTGGCGAATGCAAAGGCGGTAAGGGTTGCATGATGGAAGATAAAGAAGAAAAGAATGGCAAGAAGAACGGCAAGATTGAGATTGAGATTAGCCTTCCGATGCGTGGTTCACGTACAAAGACAAACAAAGCCAAAAAGAAGTAATGCGCTACACATACGGACTAGAAAATATTAAAGTCCGTGATTGGGGAGAAGGAGCTGATGTAAAGGTAGGCTCCTTTTGTTCGATTGCTGATAACGTAACGATCTTTATAGGTGGCAATCACAGGACGGATTGGGTAACGACTTATCCGTTTGGACACATCCACAAAGACGTATTTAATCATCACGGCAAAGGTCATCCAGCTACTAAGGGTGACGTAATAATAGGTAATGACGTATGGATAGGCTCAGGGTCAACAATATTATCTGGAGTCACGATTGGAGACGGGGCGGTAATAGCTGCCAACTCTGTGGTCGTAAAGGATATTCCGGCTTATGCAATTGCAGCAGGAAATCCGGCAATAGCTCTGAAGTTCAGGTTCACTCGGAGTCAGATAGAGAGACTGCTAGAAAACCCGTGGTGGGAACTACCAGATAGCCGTATAAACGATTTAATTCCGCTACTTTGTTCTAACGATATAGAGGCTTTAATTGCTGCCAAAAACGCTTAATTTAGGATCAGGTAAGGACTGGCGAGATGAGTGGTTTAACGCTGATATACAGGCTAGAACTAAACCTGATTGGCACGTAGATATTACTCACGTAGAGTTTGGTGAGGTAATTGATACTAGGTTCGGCAAGGTAGAGATAAAGAAGGGAATGTTTAACCAGATAGTCGCTAATGACGTACTGGAGCATATACCTGATCTGGTAACGGCAATGACGAACTGTAAAGACTTGCTTGACACTGGTGGCGAGTTCCACATTCAAGTGCCGTATGACTTGAGTTTAGGAGCATGGCAGGATCCAACTCACGTTCGTGCATTTAACGAAAACAGCTTTTTATACTATACTGATTGGGCTTGGTATTTAGGTTGGGAAGATAGATTCACAGTCAAGACAATGGAGTTCGGTATATCTGAGTACGGTCAAACGATAGAAGATCAGGAGACGCTACTTAGAACACCAAGAGCAATAGATTTTATTCGAGTAATCTTAACAAAGAGCTAAAAAGCCTGAGAATTAGGAAGTTGTGTTTAGAAAAAGCGATGGGGATTTCTTTTTCCCTAGTTCTCAGACTTATTAATAATTATGCAAGCTATCGTCATCTGTAGTACAGGAAACATTGGATTAAACATACTGCTTTTAAGCATAAAGGCGTATTGTCCGAATATACCTGTATATCTATCTAGTAAAAATACTGAGGACGCTGAACTTGTAGATACATGGATATACAACGTATCTAAAAACTTTGGTGATGCGTATAACGAAGCTATGTCTAAGGCGTTCTACGATGGATACAAAGAAATTATTATCGCTAACGATGATATTGTTATAACTCCGACAACTTACCAGAATATGCTATCAGATATAGCATTACTAAAGAAGCATACCGATAAACTAGGTTTCGTAGGAGCAAGAAGTGATTATGTGCTTTGGGATCAAAATATTCGTTGTAGTATTACTAATGATTCTATCGTTGGGTTAAAATACGAATCAGAAGATCACATCAAAGAAGTAGGGGTTATTGCGCCTATTTTTGCTTATATCAGTAAACAAGCATTTGACGTAGCAAGATTCCCTAGCACTAATTGGTATTCAGATAACATTATGTGTGATGATCTATCTAAAGCAGGGTTCAGTCATTTTGTAAGCACAGCTTACGTGCATCACGCAGGATCACAAACTGTAGGAATGGACTACGCAAAATGCCACGAAGAACCAAGAGCTTGGATAAAAGAAAATAGACCAGATGTGTACGATAAGTATTACGCATGACACCAGAAAGGTAATGCAATGGAAGAAGTAGAGAAAAGACCAGTAGGTAGACCATCAGAGTATGATCCATCATATTGTCAAAAAGTTATTGAACTAGGAAAACTAGGCAAATCATTCGAGCAAATGTCAGCTCAATTAGACATATCGTATAGAACATTATGTAGATGGAGAGACTCTATTGAGGAATTTTGTCATGCCTTGGAGGATGCTCACGCATATAGTCAGGCATATTGGGAAGAGCTTGCTCAAAGCCACCTGATTGAGACAAAAGACACGCCAAGAATCAATACTGGCTTATGGTCTAGAAGCATGGCAGCTAGATTCCCTAAGAATTACTCAGAGCGCATAAAGCAGGAACTTACTGGCGCAGATGGCGGTGCAGTCCAACATAGCGTTACGTGGCAAAAATGAGACAGTCATTAGCCGACAGGTTTGAGGCAAAGGTAGAGCGTATTCCTTTTATGGGTTGTTGGGTATGGATGGGTGCAACTAATGAGAAAGGGTATGGGCTAATTGGTCGTGGAGCTAGAGGTCAGGGTAATGAAAAAGCACACAGAACAGCTTATAGGCTTTATCGTGGAGAAATTCCAGAAGGCAAAATAATGCTGCATAAATGCGGAAATCCTATTTGCGTAAATCCATATCATTTAGAGCCTGGTACGTATAAAGAAAATGCAGCCGATATGATGCGCATGGGCAGACACTTCCAACCTAATAATCGTGGAACTAATGCAAAATGGGCTAAGTTAGACGAAGCTAAAGCAAAAGAAATACGTGAGGCAAAAGGCGGCAAAAAAGGAACTGGAACTGCTTTGGCTAAGAAGTTTAATGTAAGTCGTTCAGCCATTTATCGTATCTGGGAAGGTAAAAATTGGCAGATTTAGTGATTCCATACCGACCAAGAGAGCTACAGCTACAAATTCACGATGCAATTGACAAGCATAGATTTACCGTTGTAGTTGCCCATCGAAGATTTGGGAAGTCTGTAGCAGCTATTAACCATCTCATAAAGGCTGCAATTGAGTGCGATAAACCTAATCCACGATTTGCTTATATTGCTCCTACTTACGCTCAGTCGAAGCGTGTTGCTTGGGATTATCTACTTGAATTTACTCGTCCATTGGGTGCTACTGCGAACATATCAGAGCTTAGGGTGGATTTTTGGGGTAGGCGCATTAGCTTGTACGGTAGCGATAACTCCGATTCTTTACGTGGGCAATATTTTGATGGGGTGGTGCTTGACGAGATTGGGGATCAAAACCCGAAAATCTGGAACGAGGTCATCAGACCAGCTCTAGCGGATAGACTAGGTTGGTGCTTGTTTATTGGTACGCCTAAAGGCAGGAACCATTTTGCAGACTTCAGAGATCGAGCTGAGACTGCTGAAGGATGGAAGCTATTAGAATTCAAAGCTAGTGAGACAGGCGTTCTTAGTGAGAATGAGTTAAGAGACGCTCGTGCTGAAATGGGTTCCGACAAGTATGAGCAAGAATTTGAGTGCAATTTTAATTCAGCCATTGAGGGGAGCTATTATGGGTCGCTTATCAACGATCTTGAGGCAAAGGGTCGTATCACCACTGTTGACCGTGATGATCTTTGCAAGTCTTATGTGGCTTGGGATTTGGGTATGGGTGACTCTACTTGCTTGTGGGTGGCTCAACTGGTTGGCAAGGAAGTCAGGCTCATTGATTTCGTGGAAAACCACGGGGTCGGGCTTGATTGGTATGTCAATTGGCTCAAAGAAAATAGATATGAGCGTTTCGACCAGTACCTTCCACATGACGTTGAAGTCCGTGAAATGGGGACAGGAAAGAGTCGCAAGGAAGTCCTCCAAGAAGCAGGACTAGAGATTACCGTAGCTCCTAGACTATCTGTGGCTGATGGCATACAGGCAGTGCGTAGGTTGCTTCCACGTTGTTGGTTTGACAAGGATAAGACTAAGCAAGGCGTTAATGCTTTACGTAACTATCGTAGGGAATATAACGAGAAGCAGAACGTATATTACGAGAAGTT